GTGAAGGTCACCGCGAAGGCTACCCGCGAGGGTGGCTGGTGGGCCGTGGAGGTCCCCGAAGTTCCCGGCCTGTTCACGCAGGCGAAGCGGCTGGACCAGGTCGCCGAGATGGTCGTCGACGCGGCCGAGCTGCTCGGCCACCCCGGCGTCGAGGTCGTCGTCGTGCCGCAGCTCGAGGACGACGACGCTGCGCTCGTCGAGTCCGCGAGCGCCCGGCGCGCCGCGCTGCGCGAGGCGGAAGCGGCCGCCGCGGCCGCGAGCCGCGAGGCCGTCGCGCGCCTGCGCGGCGAGGGCCTGCCGGTCCGCGACGTCGCGACGATCATGGGCATCAGCCCGCAGCGCGTCTCCGTGCTCGACCCGACCGCCGGTCGCCGCGCCTCCTGACACGACGAACAGCGCCCCCGCCCGGCCGAAGCCGAGCGGGGGCGTCTGTTTTCGCGGTCACGCTGGTGTGCAGGCGAAGAACCTGTCCCGCACGGCCGCGACGAGCCAGAGCGGCGCGTCCGCGGGGAGCACGCGGTCGACGATCTCGGGCCAGATCTCGTCTCGGCGCCCGTACCCGCGCTCGTCGTCGTACAGGCTCGCGGCGGCGACCCAGCCAGCGACCGCCCACTCGCGCTCATCACGTGCCATCTGCGCGTGGACCTCCGCTTCTCATGACCAGAGTGTGAATCTGGTAGCTGGGCTTGCGGCGCATGAGCTTTCGCGGGACCGGTGCCGCAGCCTCACGGAGCGAAGCACCGAGTCGAAGTCGCAGCCCGACGCGCAGCTCCTCGCCGACCTGGCGGATCGCAGCGGGCACAGGATTCGACGTGTCTAGATCGCCCGCGGCGTTGTACCAGCCGAACGCGCCGTTGCGAGAGAGGGCGCGGTAGTCCGACGGTAGGCCGTCCACGTGTGCGCCGCCGTCGCGGTTGGAGAGCGTCTTGACGAGGTCGAACCGGCTGAAGACGGTGTCGTCGCGCGTCCGAACCACCTTGTCGTTCCACCAGGACTCGAACGGCACGCGCCGGGCGTTGAGGATGTTGCCTCCCTCGAAGAGGGGCCAGTAGACCGGGGGCGTGCCGTCCTCGAAGTGGCCGTAGGAGACCAGGCCAGGCTGGAAACGCGTCTCGGACGCCACCTCGAATCCGGGGTCCTCCTCGTCGTAGGGCGTCCAGTCGCGCTGGTCAGGCAGGACCAGGTCGGCGAGGTAGCCGAGCTGGTCCACAAGCCCGTGGCTCGAGTTCCCTCGCGTGTAGACGAGCACGCGCGTGCGCACCGCGATCTCGCGCGCTGCTGGGTCGAAGCCCTCGTCGTAGGTGTTGCACGAGCGATCGAGCATCTGCAACTGAACGCGCAGCTCGTCCTCGAGTTCCTCGCGTCGGGCATCGTCCATGCCTGTGGACCGTAGCCGGGACGTCGAGAGCTGGCGAGGATGAACTTCCAGCGCGACACCTCGCCGTCAGGGGACCCGGGAGAGGCTGAGCGCGGGGACCTCGCGGCCGCCGCGCACGACGGAGAGCTGGGCCGGGACCTCGCGGCCGCCGGCGACGGCCCCGAGCCCGGCGCCGGGCGGGGCCGGGGCCTCGCCCCAGTCGATGGGGAACGCGCGCGACCAGGTCGCCATGACCGCGCCGTCGTCCTGCACCGCGTCCCACGTCAGCTCGACGTCGTCGGCCGTCCAGTCGAACGAGAGCCGGGAGTAGTAGCCGCGGGCGTCGTCGACATCGAGGTTGGCGATGTTCCACGTGCCCGACGCGAGGCCGCCCGCCTGGGCGAACGGGGACGCGTTGAGCGAGGGCACGTGCCACATGGTGTTCGTGCCGTCGTCGGCGCACACGCTGTGCGAGTCGCCGCCGACCGCGACCAGGCGCGCGCGGATCTCGGGGTGCTCGTCGAGGAACGCGTCGATGATGGCGACCTCGTCGAGGTAGTTCCCCCAGCGGCCGTTGCCGATCCGGTTGGAGTACAGCGGGAACGAGGGGAACCAGACGATGAGGGGCTCGGTCGCGGCGAGCAGGGTCTGGAAGAACCAGGTGCGCTGCTCGAGGCCCCACATGGACTTGCCCGGCGTGGCGTCCGTCGACGGCGTGGTCAGGGCCTGGTCGCGCATCGTCCACTGGTCGGTGTCGACGAACCGCACGCCGCGGTGGACCCACGTCTGGTAGGTCGCGCGCGGGTGGGGGAAGTCGGTGCCGAACAGCTCGCGGAACGCGTCCGGGGCGAAGGCGCCGATCGGGGACTCGCGCCACGTCAAGCTGCCGCCCCAGTCGTGGTTGTCCCAGCGCCACGTCAGGGGCGTGGACGCGATGAACGCGCGCATCCTGGGGGTCGACAGGGCGAGGTCGACGCCCGCGCGCCAGGTCGTCTCGTCCTGGGTGTCGCGGTAGTGCAGGTCGCCCTGGTGGACGAAGAACGCCGCGCCCTCGGCGCGCATCCGGTCGAACACCAGCGGGTCGGAGTTGTTCGCCTGGCACGAGCCGGTGAGCACGACGAACGGCGCGCGCTCCGGGGTCAGGGTCGTCCCGCGCGCGGTCGCGAGCACCTGCCCGGCCGAGATGAGCTCGACGTCGTAGTCCTGCCCGGCCGTCAGCCCGTCGACCTTCACCGACACCCACCCCGACGGCGGCGGCACGACGGGCGACATCGTGACCGGGGTCCCGCCGCCGACGGGCCGCGCGACGGCGGTGACCGTGGCGGCGTCGGTCGTCTTGGCGCCCACCCGCAGGCTGTTGTAGGTCTGCTGGGTGATCGTCGCGTAGGACGCCGTCGGGGGCGGGGTCGCGCCGCCCGGCGCCGCCGGCACGACGAGCTGCACGCCCATGCCGTTCTGGCTCGCGTTGAGGTAGGTCGCGTTCACCTCGGACGTCAGCCCGACGGCGGACGCGTCGGAGAAGTGCGCCGCGACGGTCTCCGACCCGGCGGTCTGCCGGGAGAAGAACCACCGCGCGAGCCCACTCGAGGAGACGTCGGTCTCCTTCTCGTTCGCCGAGCTCGCCTCGAACAGCAGCCCGAGCACGAGCGCGCCCGCCTCGGGCACGCTCACGGCCTCGGCCTTGATCTGGTTCGACGACCCGGGCCGCTTCCACACCGGCCCGACCGTGAGCGACGCCGGCGACGACGTCGTGCGGATCGCCATCGTCGCGACGTGCACCGACGCGGCCGACGACAGGGCGAAGGTGAACGACTGCGTCGCGGAGCTGCACACCGCCGCGAAGACGTAGGCGATGCGCGTCCCGAACGAGGTGCGTCCGAGCACGGTGTGCACGCCCGCGGGCGGGGTGATCGTCGTCGCCGACGGGTCCGCGCCCGTCACGGCGAACACGAGCAGGTCGCCCGCGGCCGCCCCGGGCGGCGGCGTGACGGTCACGGAGGTGGTGGACAGCAGCGCGGTCGCGCCCCACGCGCGCCGCTGCGGAGCTACCAGGACCACGTCACACCCCCAGGACTTCGAACAGGTCGATCGAGTGCTGGGCGGTGCCCGGCTCGGAGCCCGTGGAGTAGAAGTACAGGCCCGCGTACCCGCCGCCCGTCTGCGGGCCGGTGGCCGTCGTCGTGGTCGCCGTCCACGCCGAGGGCTCCGGCGTCCCGTCGAGCCAGACCTTGACCTGCCGCGTCGTCGGCGCCGAGCCCGTCACCCGCGAACGGATGTGGACCAGCGCGCCCGCGGCCACCCCGGTCAGGACCCCGGTCGTGTACGACGACTCGTCGAAGCTGACGTCGACCCGGCCCGGGGAGCTCGCGTGCGCGGACCCGTACTGACGCACCGACACCTGCTGGAAGACCGTCGAGGACTGCCGGCGCTGCTGCACGCGCGCGATCCGGGCGCCCGCGGTGGGGGAGTCCAGTGCCACGGCGACGTGCACCTCGGTGTCGTCCTGCGAGAAGCCCGGGAGCATCCCGCCCTGCGTCTCGCTCGCGACGGTCTGCACACGCGCGCGCCCGCCCGACACCGACGTCTTCGCGGTCGAGATCACCGTCCACGACCCGCCGATGTCGGCCGCACCCCACCCCGCCGCGACGACCCGCTCGAACAGGTCGCGCGCGTAGACGGCCGGCCCAGGCGTCGGGCCCGAGCCGACGCGGATCACGAGCGCCCCCTCCGGCTCGGTCACCTCCGGCGCGTCGAGGCCGACCACGATGATCCCCGCCCCGTACAGCGCCGCGAGCGCCTGGGCCGTCGCCGATCCGGGGTCGGCGACGAGCTGCCCGATCCCGCCGTCGTCGACCCCGCCGCCGAACTTCCCGGACTCGATCTCCGACCGCAGGTCAGCGATCTCGGCGCGCGCCGCAGCGGCTTCGCCGCGCAGGACCTCCTCGAACCGAACCGGCCCGCGAGCGCCGGACGCTTCGTCGAGCCAGTCGAGGTAGACCTGCGTGATGTCCCCGCCCGGGGCGTCGACGTCGTCGACCCAGACGGCGGGGACCTCGACCGTGGGCATGACGGTGACGGTCGAGCCGGGGATCGGGTCGGCCACCTCGTTGTAAATGGGGAAGGCGGTCGTCGTCCCCCTCGTGACGATCTTGACGGGCTGTCCCGCGAGCTCGCGCTTGAACTCTCCGGTGACGGCGTCGCGTACCTGCGCCCCGTCGATGCGGTGCTTGGCCATGGGTGAGTGCTCCTACGGGGTCAGGTCGTGGCGGTCGAGGTCAGCGCTCGTCGCGCGGGAGGGACGTGATGTCCGGGACGCCGTCGGGGCCGGTGGGCGCCGCGTGTCGGCCGGCGGCCTGGACCTTGTCTGTGACGCCGGTCGGCTTCCACAGGCCGTAGTGGGTGGCGACGGAGACGACGAACGCGGGCAGCGCGGCGACGAGCGCGACGCCGAGGTCGTAGGTGACGGCGTCGGTCAGGGCGCGCGCGAGCTCGACGAGCAGAGACGACAGCAGCGACAGCGCGGCGAGCAGCGTCGCCTTCGCGCCGCTCGAGGTGACGCGGGTGGTGACGAGCCCGACGAGCACGGGAAGGAGGACCGCGATGCAGAGCTGGACGACGGCGAGCGGGTCGAGCGTGAACGCGACGACCGGGACCGCTGTCCCGGTGCCGGCGAGCACGACGGCGGTCGCGGTCGTCGACGTGACGACCAGGAGCAGGCAGGCGGCGAGGAACGCCGCGGAGAGCATGGACAGGGCACGACGGATCACGGGATGGCTCCGATCAGGTGGGCGAGCACCCGCAGGGGCTCGACGAGGAAGAGGTGCAGGACGGCCAGCAGGCCGAGGACGCCGAGCGCGAGCGCGACGGCGCCCCCGGCCAGGGCCAGGGGGATGCGGCGTGCCGCCGCGAGGGCGGCGCGCCGGGTGCGGGGGCTCACCGGAAGAGGCGGCCGGCGTTGAGCTCGGCCTGGATGATCTTCACGCCGGCGCTCGGGCGGCCCCACTCGCCGTCGCCGACGTAGCCGCGGGCGCGGCCGGTGGGCGTGGTCTCGAGGTACTGCTGGAACGCGTAGTCCGTGCGCGTGCGGCTGATGACGGCGGACGGGACGTTCTGCCGGTGGCCGTGACCGTCGACGACGAGCGCCTTGCCCTCGTAGTCGCGGAAGCCGTGGTCGTTCAGCCACCGCTGCAGCGTGCGCGTGAAGTTCGACGGCGAGCTGAGCGTGCCGTCGGGGTTCGCCGAGCCGATCGCGCACTGCATCGCGCCGAGCGTGCCGGAGCCCTCGAACCCGTCCTCGCCGAGCTTCCCGCCCGGCTGGGCCGGGACGGGACGGGACGGGGCCGCCCCGTTGATGCGCGCGACGAAGCCCGCCCAGCCGCCCTCGGCACCGGCCAGGAGCTGCGTGGGGCAGTTCTTCCCGGTGATGTCGTGGTGGTTCTTGAGCTGAGGGCCGACGCCGATCGAGCGCAGCCACTGCGCGAGCTCGATCGCGTTCTGCACCGTGCGGGCGTAGTCGCCGTCGGGGTTCACGCACATCTCGACCGAGACGTAGTGCAGCCCGCCGCGCCCAGCCGACCAGGTCTTGATCCCGTTCGCGAACGACTGCACGGCCTCGGTGTCGTCGACCTGCCAGTTCCACGACGCGTTGCGCACGTTGCCGCGCTTCTGCAGCCGGGCGTGCGCCGCGGCGTTCGCCCCGACGGACTTGTTCGCCGTCTCGTGGAACAGGATGCCGACGGCCCTCGAGCCCGGGCCGTCGGTCATCGAGCGGATGACCGACGCGGGCGCGAGATCCTGTCGTGTGGTGACCATGGGGAACCTCCTGGGCATGACGAAGCCCCGGCGCCGTGCGGCAGCCGGGGCTGGTGGGATGGGTGGTCAGTACTTCGGCCAGGGGCCGAGCTCGTCGTCGGTCGCGCCACGATCGGCCGCGATCCGGCGGGTGCGGTGCAGCGCGTCCTCGAGGATGCGGCGGGCCCGCGCTTCCTTGTCGCGCTCGGCCCACGCGTCGCGCTCCTCGGCCTGACGGCCCTTGAGCCAGGCGACGATGTTGTCGACGAGCTTGGTGATGATGCCGCCCGCGCCGATCGCGGTGAGCAGTAGCGCCCAGGTCTCCACGCGTGCCCCCTGTCAGACGTCTGCCGGGTGGGCGTCGACCGGGCGGTACGGTCGCTCGCTCACCCTCACCCACCTGACGAGCTGCATGCCGAGGACGAACGCCACGAACCACGCCTGCAGCATCCGGTTCCCGGGCTGCTGCACCTGCAGCGTGGTGAGGATCGCGAGGTAGATGCCGGCGGCGAGCGCGATCGACAGCACCGCGGACCGCTCGAGCCAGTAGATCCCCGGCAGCGCCGCGACCGTGCCGAGCGCGCAGCCGAACGAGAGCAGCACGGTCAGCGCCGCCATGGCGGATGACCCGATCTGACCCTCGATCGACGCCGGCGGCGAGACCGTCGCGTACACGCCCGCCGCGACGCCGCTCGCGTACATCGCGAAGTACACCACCGAGATGACCCGCGGCTCGCGGACCTTCTGCCACGCGCGACGCAGCGCCCGGACGACGGCGCTTCCGCTCCTCATGCTCGCCGCCCTCACGCTTCGTAGATCGCGACGCGGCCGCCGCGGTTCGCGCGCGCGACGGCGCCGTACCCCGTGCCGTAGACGCGGCGCGTGCGCAGGGAGAACGTCTGGGCCCCGGTGAACACCTGCGCCGACACCGCGGCGTGGTACTCCTTCCACTGGTTCGACTGGTTGAACGCGTTCGACCCGACCCAGGAGCTGATCTGGGTCGCGCCGACCATGGCGTCGAAGTCCCACCGGGTGTTGTTGTTGTCCGCCTCGTTGCCGAAGAACCCCGCGACGACCGCCTCGACCCGGTACGGCACGCCCGGGTCAGGGATCGCGACGGAGCCGACGACCTGCGGGGACGCACCCCACACCTGCCAGGTTTCCTGGCGGCCGGGGATGCCGGACTTCGGCAGGTTCGCGAACGCGAACTGGTACACCGCGATGAGGCGCCCCGCGCCGGCGCTCGTCCAGGTCGGTGCGCCCTGGCTGTTGAGCTCGCGCACGTACTCCCCGCGGCCGCGTCGCGCGCGAGTGCCGAGGGGGACGACCCCGGGAAGCGGCTCGCCGACCGGCACGTCGAGGCTCGGGCCGGTGCGGCGCCCGAGCCAGCGGCGCGCGGCCTGGTTGAGGGATTCGCCCTTCTTGCGGGTCACAGCCCAGAGGCCGAGCTCCTCCGCGCCGGAGGTGTCCTCGTCGAGCAGGGGCAGGTCCGGGGACCCCTCGACCCCAGGGACGCGCGCGAGTCGGCACGGGCCGGGGACCGTGGTGTACGCCGGGTCGTACCGCACGGCGATGATGTCGGTCCGGCCCGCCGTCGCGTCGGTCGACGGCGGGATCTCGATCGCCTGGGTCTGGCCCCTGAGGATGCGGTGCATGAACCCGCCGACGACGGACACCGAGTCCTGCGTCGGCGAGCCGAGCAGCGCGTTGTCCGAGCCGGTCGGCAGGGTGAGCGCGTAGGCGGACCCGTCGACGTCGCCGACGATCGCGGGCTCGGGGCCGTTGATCGCCCGCCACACCGCGTCGGGGAAGTTGTGCCCGGCGAGCGGACCGGACTCCTGGGGCATCATGTGCTCCTCTCGAGCAGGGCGATCTTGCGCAGCGCCCGGTTCAGGCGCGCGGCTTGCTTCGTGGACTGCGACGTCGCCCCGGGCGTTCCGACGACGAGGCTGACCTTCTCCCGGGCGTTCGGGCGCACCTCGGTCGCGAGCTCGCGCACGACGTTGTCCGACACCTCATCGGGCAGGTCGGGCAGCTCGACGCCGACCTTGTAGCCGACGTCGTAGTCGCGCCGGGCCTTGATGTCCGGGCCGTCTGCGACGGTGAACTCGACCGTGACCGGCGTAGCGCCCTCCGCGAGCGCCTCGGTGCCGGCGCGGGTGATCTCGGCGACGTCGTCGGTCTGGCGCTGGTCGACCAGGCCCTCGCGGGCTCGGCCCCACAGCGCTTCGGCCTCTGCGTCGACGAACTGCGCGGCGTCGCGCGCCTCGAGCTCGCCGGCGGAGAACACGATCGCGCGGGTGAGCTCGGGTGCCTCGAGCTTGTAGGACCAGGACGCGATCGTCCCGGTCGCTGGCGACTCGCCGAAGCCGAACCGGACGTCGGCGGAGACGTCGGGCACCTCGGAGATCGTGAGCAGCAGCCGCGGGGTGCCGGTGGACTCGTCGTGCTGTACGTCGACGCGCAGCCGCCCGGCCTCGCCGAGGTCGTGCACCAGGCGCGCGAGGTCATCCATGCGCGCCGAGGCCGTCGTCGTGCCGCCGCGGCCGAGCGAGGCAGGCAGCACGAGCTTGGTCTGCCGGCGGTTCGCCACCGGCGCGGCCGGGCCGAGGTTCTGCGCGATGTACGCCAGGAGCACGGTCTCGATCGGGCCGTTGCGCACGTCGTGCGCCGCGGTGAACTTCGAGGGCGTCGACGTCAGGACCTTTGACGGCTGGGGGAAGGCGCGGCGGCTGCCGAGCTCGTCGAGGTCGGAGATGAACCCGAGCGTCGTCAGGTCGTGCACACGCCCGTCGTCGTCGGTCTCCATGCGCCGGTAGATCGAGCGGACCTGCCCGGAGGTGACCTGGTCGCCGTCGCGGTCCAGGATGCAGCCCATACCGGGGGTGAAGACCCGCAGTGCTGACGACGGGCCGGACAGGACCCACGTGTTCGCGATGTTGTACCGCTCGACGACGTCGAGCGAGGACCACCGAGTCACGGGGTCGAGGGTGCGGCCGAGGTCCGCGTCGCGCGGGACGATCTCCCACGCGCCGCTCACCACATGCTCCTGTGCCGGCCACGCCACTCGAGCGTGAGCAGCGTCTGCGACGTCGCGCCCGGCACGACGACGTCGAGCAGGTTCTCACCCGGACAGAACGGCGCGAACCGTGAGCCGCGCGCCACGCGACCCGCAGCGAGGGCACCGTCGAGCCGGATCGACTTCTGCCGCGGGTCGGTCACGATCCGCAGCGTCTGGCCCGGCGGGATCGCCCCTGGGACGTGGATCGACAGACCCGTGCTCGAGGTGATCGTCGCCGACGTCGCCGGGCCCCGGAGCTCGATCGTCGGGTAGAACGGGCGGCCCGAGGTCATCTGCACCCGCATGCCCTCCCCGATCACGGTCGACGGGGCGAGCTGGCGCGTCCCCCACGGCAGGTCGGTGCCCGGGCCCGACGACAGGAACGGCTCCGCCGTCCCCAGCGGGAACGGCCGGCGCACGGCCTCTCGGTCGAGGGCAAACGGCTGCACCGCAAGCGCCTGCAGCACGATCCGGTCGTAGTGCGCGAGGTCCATGCTGTCGCCCTCGAGCCCGCTCACGTAGGCGAGCGTGAGCTCGCGGCGCCCTGACGCCGTGTCCGCGACGAGCTTGAAGTTCCCGTCGGGCGTCATCTCGTCCGTGGGGTCCGTCAGGTCGCGCAGCGCCTGCACGATCGCCCACTGCTCGGCCTGCGTCCTGGTGAGGACCGACATCGGGATGACGACGGGCCGCTCGGTCGAGATGACGTCCTCGACGAACCCGCCCTCGACACCGGGGGTTCCGGCGACGGCGAGCTCGCTCGGTGCGACGCCGAGGCCCTGCGAGCCCTTGAGCATGCGCAGGGCCCCGGCGTGGTCGGGTGCCGCGATGGGCAGCACCGTGGTGCCGTCCATGGACTCGAACCACAGCCGGCGCGTGTCGAGCGACGGCCGCACCGCGGGCGGGGGGACCTTCCGGACTGACGCGAGGATGAAGAACGACACGCCAGGGCCCTCCTATGACTCGGGGTCGAGCATGTCCGCGATGCGCTGGGCGGCGACCAGGTCACGCGCCCGCACCCGCTCCCGGCTGACGACCGTCGTCGGGTACGTCTTGGTCACCTGCACCCGCTGGGGTGCCGACCCGGCAGGGTTCGCGACGGCGGCCGCCCGGAGCTGGTCCGTGCGTGAAGCGAGCCCGTCGTCCATGAACCGCGCCCTCGGTGGGCCGCCGGTCGCGAGCCCCACGAGGTCGCCGCGCAGCACCGCCGAGCGCAGCCGGTACATCGCCTCGTGCCCGCCGGCGGCTCGCACCTCCGCCGTCGTCCAGACGTGCTCGTCGGGCATGAGCAGCGCCGGCACCGAGTCCAGACCCGGCGTGCCCAGGTGGCTCGGCACCGGGCCGCCCTCCGCACGCATGATCTGGTTCTGCGCGCGCGCTGGGCTGTACGTCGGGTCGTTCGCGATCCGCGTCTGGATGTACACCGTCTGCTTGCTCGCGGCCGCGATGAACCGATCGAGCGCAGCCTGCGCCGGGTCGGTGTCGGCGAAGACCTCGGCCGTGTAGTTCCCGGGGATGAGCCCGAGCTTGTCGGCGAGCGCCTGCGCGTCCCCGGCGCTGATACCGAGCGCCCCGGCCATGCGCAGGAAGTCGTCGCGCGACCGCTGCACCTGCGCCTGGATCTGCTCCTGAGTCGCGCCGTTCGCGTGCATGGCCTCGACGACCCGGTTGTTTGCGCTGACGATGTCGTCGAGCGCGGCCTGGTTCGCACGACCCTTCTCGGTCGTGATGTCCAGGGCCTGACCGGACGCGACGTACTGCTCGACGAGTGCCTTGCCCTGTGCCGTCAGGTTGCCCTGCGCGTCGCGCATCTCGTCCGTGACGCCGGCCGACTGCTCGAGCGACTCGGTGACGCCGTCGAGCGCCGCCTCGTAGTCCCGCAGCGCCTCACGCTCGGTGAGCACGACGCCGGAGAGCTCGTTGCGTGCGTCGATGAGGTCGCCGATCTTGTCGGTCTGCTCGGTGTAGGCGTCCGTCGTGGCGCCCACGGCTGCCTCGAGCTCGGACTCCGAGACGCCGGCAGCCTCGTTCGCGAGGGACTTCTGCGCGGCCTTCTTCTCGGCCTCGGTGAGCGCGTCCGACTCGGCGTCGAGCGCGTCGGTGAGGAACCGAGCGGCTGCAGAGTTCACCTCGGACTGCGTGTAGAGGTCTCCTCCGGAGGCGACGTACTCGCGGGACGCCGCGGTGACCCGCTTGATCGCATCCTCGTTGCCCAGGATGTAGCCCTGCAGGTCCTCGATCGCGATCCCGGCCTCGTCGGCCCGGTCGATGAGCGACTCCGCGTCCTGGAACATGTCCCGGAACCACGAGTTCTGGTTCTCGGACAGGGCGTCGTTGATCCGCTTCACCGTGTTGTCGGTGCGGTTGCCGAGCTCGTCGAGCGTGCCGAGATACTCCTCGGTGCGCGCCTTCGCCGCTGCGGCGTTCTCCGCCCAGACCGTCAGGCCGACGGCGGCCGCGCCGAGAGCAAGACCGAGCGCGCCCGCCGCGAGCCCGGCACCCTTCGCGGTGATCCCCAGGGCCTGCATCGCCGTCTTCGTCTCGTTGACGGCGATCGCGAGCTTGCCCATGCCTGCGACCCCCAGGGCCACCAGACCGGCCCCACCGACGATGAGGAGCGTCGCCTGCTGCACGGGGCTCGGGAGACCGTTGAACGCGTCGACGAGGTTCGTCCCGGCCTGCACGAGCTCGCGCAGCGGGCCGTTCGCGCCCTCGCCCATCGAGATGAACGCGGTGTCGAGGGCCCCGGTGAAGCCCTCCCAGTCACCGATGAGGTTGTCGAGCTTCGTCGCGGCGACCTCCGCGGCGTACCCCTGGTCGTCGACCTCCGAAGTCCACTTCCGGATCGCCTCGGCGCCCTGGTCGTACAAGATGCGCGCGGTCGTGATCTGCTCGTTCCCGAACATCCGACCGAGCGCGGCGGACCGTTCAGCCTCGGTGAGGCCGCCGAGCTGGGTCTTGAGCTGACCGGCCAGCGAGGCGAGGCCGACGAAGTTTCCCTGGGCGTCGAAGGCCGAGATGTTGTACTCGTCCATCGTCTCCTGGGCGGCCTTCGTCGGCGCCGTGAGCGACATCATCACGCCACGAAGTCCGGTGCCTGCGGAGTCGGCGAGGAGCCCGTTCTCGGCGAGCAGCGCGAGGGTGCCCGACGTCTCCTCGAGCGTCACGCCGAGCTGGGACGCGACCGGGCCGACGTACTTCATCGCCAGGCCGAAGTCGGCGACCTCGCCGTTCGCCTTGCCGGCCGACGCGGCGAGCACGTCCGCGATGTGCGACACGTCCTTGCCCGAGAGGCCGAACTGGTTCATCGTCGTCGACGCGATCGCCGCGGCGTCGGCGACCTCGAGCTGGCCGGCGGCCGCGAGGTCGAGAGCACCGGCGAGGCCGCCGCCGAGGATGTCCTTCGCCGAGACGCCAGCCTTCGCCATCTCCTCGATGGCGTTCGCGGCCTCGGTCGCCGAGTAGACGGTCGACGCGCCGGCGTCGATCGCGGCCTGGCGCAGCGCGACGAGGTTCTCGCGCGCGTCGTCGCCCGTCGCCTCGACGCCCGACATCGCCTGGTCGAAGTCCGCGAACTTCGCGACCGCGAGCGCCGCGAAGCCGGTCAGACCTGCCCCGACGAGACCAATCTGGTTCGACAGGGTGTTGATGGACTGCTCGTTCTTCGTGACGAACTCGGAGGCGCCTGCTGCCGCCTTCTTCGTCGACGCCGCGGCGTCGTCCATCTTGGACTTGAAGTCGGAGATCTCCGCGCGGAGCCGGACGACGATCGAGCGGTCGGCCACAAGTTCACCCCCACGTCCTGGTCGGGATCCGCGACACTGTGCGGATGAGCAACGGCAACGAGGAGGCGCCCGCCGCAGAGGGCTTCGAGCCCGGGCAGGGCAGGCAGAGCGACGACAAGGGGCGCTGGCGGTCGACGAACCGAGCCCTGCTGATCTCGGCGGCAGTGCTGCTCGTCGTGGTCGTCGTGGTCGTCGTGGTCGTTCAGGTTCGGGCGCAGCAGGAGCGCGACACTCGGTCCGACGTCTACTACTGCGTGCAGCCCGGGATCGGGGCCTTCGACCGCGCCCCAGCGACAGGCCGCCTGTGCGCGGACCTGCTCGCGAACGAGTAGTCACTCGATGGGGCGCGGGCGGTAGAGCACGCGCGGCACGACTCCGGGCTCAGGCTTCGGGTTGTCCCGCTTCCACTCCTCGTAGGCGACGACGGCGTAGTTCACGAGCTCGTCGTCGACGTCGTACTCGTCCTCCGTGGCGGGGTCGAGCGCGAGCCGCAGCGGCACACCGTGCGGGCCGAGGCCGTCCTCGTAGAGGTCCAGACCCTCCGCCAGGGCCCGGTCCCGTGTGCTCCACGGCTCGCCGGGGAGCGACTCGCCCAGGTACTCCGTCGGGCGCACACCGCGCCGTGTGGCTGCTCGCAGGGCCCGGACTACCCCTGGTCGTCCTTCGAGGGCCTCAGCGATTTTGGGGCGGCGACGGCCACCTCCTGCAGGCTGATCGCCTCGAGCGCTTCCTTGAGCTGCTCGAGGTGGCGGCCGGCGCGGCGGGCGGGGTCGGCGGCGATCTTGCGCACGCCGGCGAGCGAGGGCGCGGGGTGCTCGACGCCGGCGACGACGACGCTGACGACGGCGGCCTGCACGCAGCGCGCGTTCACCTCGGCGCTGAACGCCTTGAGCGCTTCGATGTGCTCGGCGACCCGCTTCGCGTACCGCTCCCGCGTCGCCTTCGGCGCCTTGGCCGCGGGCGGCTTCGGCGCTTCGGGCTTCTCGACGTCGGCGGTCAGGGCCTGGATCTCCTCGCGCAGGAGGGCGCGCAGCGTCCAGACCTCCTTGTCCGCGTCGTAGCGGGCGTACAGCTCCTCTGCCTGCTCGTACAGCCGCTCGAGATGCTCCTCGGCCGCGGCGCGCGTGGGCGACGGCGCGGGCTCCGCGTTGAGCAGCTCGTCGGCCACCGGCGCGGCCGCCGCCTCCTCGCCGAGCAGCGCGTCGGCCTCCTGCTCGGCGGGCCGCTCCTCGCGCGCGACGAGGTCGGCGAGGTCGGCCTCCGCCGCCTCGATCTGGTCGTACATGGGCTTGAGCTCGGCGTACAGCGCGGGGTTGCGGTGCAGCTCGACCTTCACCTGGGTGAAGGTCACGCCGTCGATCCAGTCCTCGACGCTGATGTCCACCTGCTCGATGCTGACGTTGCTCACGGGTCTCTCCACGGGTCGTCGGTGTCACGGGTCGGTGGGAGTGCCTGCCGGGCCCGGACCCGTGATGAACGGGCCCGGCAGGAGTGCGAGCAGCGCCGGTCAGGCGGCCGCGGCGACGACGCCGTCGAGGACGGCGGTCTGCACGCCGAGCGGGACCGTGCGCTTGACGTAGCCGGTGCGCTCGGTCGGCTTCTGCGGGTTGTCCGTGATGACGTGGTAGACCTCGTAGGGCTGCGCCGCTGCCCACGGCTCGCTCTCGTGGGGGCCCTCGCGCTCCACGAGCCACAGGTGCGTGCCCTTGGCGCGGAAGGTGTCCCACGCGATGTCGTTCGTGGGGTCGGCGAGGCCCGCCGTCGTCAGGAAGCGTGCGACGACGATCGCGGCCTCGTAGTTCGAGGCGCCGTAGACGACCGAGTTGCCCTCGGCGTTGAGCAGCGGCTCGTTGAGCGTGTCCGAGCCGGTCGGCGACAGGCGCGTCCCGTTCTTGAACACGCGTCCTGCGAGCTCCACGCCCGCGGCGAGCTCCGCGAGGGCGATCGCGGAGAGGTTGGCCGGCTTCTCGGTCAGGGCGGTGAGCCGGGTCCTGGCGTCAGCGAGCAGCAGTGGCATCGGGGATCAGTCCTCTCTCTGGTCCCCGGCGCGCGGGGCCTTCGACTTGCCCCGCACGGGACCGGGCGGGGCGGGGGCGACGACGGGCTCGTCGTCGTCCAGGTCCTCGGGACGTTCGCCCGGGGCCGGGGTGGTGGGCACGTCGTGGTGCCCACGGATCAGGTGCGGACCGAGCCTCGGGTGCCCGATCCAGTGCTCGGGGACGTGACGCTTCGCGCCCGTCCGGGTGTCGGTGGCCTCGACGGTCGCCATGACGGTCTCTCCTTCGCAGGGTGGTGGTGGCCTCACGCCGGGGACGACGCGAGCCGGTACATGTCGACGGCGAAGCACGGATGCGTCTTCGTCGCCTCGAGGGTCACGTCGCGGTCGGGGGCGACAGGGCGCGCATCACGCAGCGCAAGCGGCTCGACGTGCCGGCCGGGGACGACCGGTGTCTGGTCATTCAGGGCGTCGCGCACGAGCTTCGCGGCCGCGAACGCGCCCTCGGCGGTGTCGGCGACGGTCGTCACGCCGATGCGGTCGTCGAGCAGCGTCTGCCGGTCGTCGAGCAGCTCGGCGACGAGCAGGCCGGGCGAGCACCACAGCAGGACGTAGGGGTAGGTCGGCGTCGCAGCGACGTCGACCAGGTGCACGTCCATGCCGAGGTCGGCGAGCAGGGCGCGCACGCCGTCGAGGTGCTCGAGCATGTCGACGTCGGTGCGCGAGCTCGCTGCCGCGCCGGCGCCCGGGCCGGTCACAGGAGATCTCCGACGGCGTCGAGCAGGGCGCGCTCGAAGTTCGGGATCTCCGCCTCGAGCGCGAGCTGCGGGTCGGGGACCGTGCCGCCGCCGCGGCTCGTGCCGAAGATCGCGACGTTCGCGAGCGAGCCGGGGCTGCCCTTGCGCGGCCCGATCTCTGCCTCGATGACGCCGGCGCCGAACACCATGCCGCCGTGCATGGAGTAGTCGATCGCGCGCGCGACCGGGCGGAAGTGCCGCGAGGCGCGCATCTCGGCGCGGAGCTGGTTCTTGATGTTGTTCGCGCCCTTGTGGACGATCGGGCGCACGGTCTTCGCGATGCCCGAGCCGGCGGCCGTCAGGTCGGCCGCGAACGTCCCGAGCTCGGAGGTGTCGGCGCTGATCGTGGCCACGTCACACCTCCTGCTCCGCGTAGCAGCGTTGGGCGGTCGCGAGCGTCTTGCCGAACGGCGCGACGATCTTGTAGGTCGTGCCCTCCTGCAGCGGGTCGGCGGGTGACGTGCGGATCGTGACGACCATGCCGGGCCGTGCCTTGAACGAGCCGACGGGGAAGTCGATGCGGTAGCGCTGTTCGGTGCTGGTGTGCCCGCCGGCCTCGGGGGTCGACTCCTGGGACTGCGCGGCCTGGACCTTGCAGGGCCCGCGGGCCCAGCGGTGGGTGTCCGGCCAGGCGGGGTCGGGGTAGACGACCGTGCGCGGCACGGTCGACTTGCCGGTGGTGCGGTCGACGACGGGGGCGCCGAGGGCCTCGACCGTGCACGTGTCGATCATGAGCGCCTCGGCGTCCGCCCGGGCCTCGGCGATGTCGTCGAGGATCTCGCTCATGACGAGGGCCCCATGTCGACGAAGAACATGCCGGGCACCGGCGCGGTGCTCATCTCAGCGAAGAGCTCGTCCCACTCCTCGTCCGTCAGAGCGAGGCGTCCGTCGGAGCCGCGATCGCGCGTCCGGGTGCGAGACCAGTCGTCGACCTGCTTCGTCTCGGACCGCCACCCCTCGGGGTTCTGCAGCTTGCGCACGACGACGTCGGCCGCGATGCGCACCACCGTGTCGCGCTGGATCGTGCCGGCGGTGACGAGCGCGTTCAGGTCCTTGATCCGGCCGCGGATCTTGCTCTCGACGTCGACGAGGTAGACGGTGGCCGTCTCCTCCTCGTCGACGGGGGTGGTCTTGAAGGGGCGGCCGAGCCGCTTGCGGACGTCGTCGGTGCTCGCGATGGTGGCCACGGCCGCCCCCTCTCGTCAGTCGCCCTCGATGACCTTGGTCTCGCCGGTGTCGATGTTGTGCTCGACGGTCACCTGCGTGCCGTCGGGCCTGGTCTGGGGGTACCGCTCGACGCGGTGCTTGGGCCCCTTGCTGCGCCCGGAGGGCTTGGGCGCCGCAGGCACGGGCGTGACCGCGTTCACGGTCCCGGCCCGCTTCGCCTCCTCACCGGGGTTCGGCGGGGTCGACGTCGCGCGCTCGTCCGGGTCCGTCGTGTCGGCCGCCCCGTCGCCGGGCGCGGTCGTCGACGGCTTCGTCGTGTCGTCGTCGAGGGTCGTGGTCTCGGGCGGCGCCGCCGCCGTGCCCGCGTCCGCCGGCTTCTGCTCGGCGGCCGCAGCCTCGGCCTTGGCCTCCGCCTTCGCCTCGGCGTTCCTGCTCCTGCTGCGCTGCGTGGTCATGACGCAGTCCGTCCTTCCGTGCTGTGAGGATGTGCGGTCGGGGGGGGGGGGGGGGGGGGGGGGGGGGGGGGGGGGGGGGGGGGCGGGGGGTGTGGGGGGGGGGGGGGGGGGGGGGGGCCCGCGGCCCGGGGGGGGGGGCCCCCCCGGCCCCGGGGGGAGCCTCCTCGGCGGGCGGGGGGGGTACTCGCCGCCGCCCCCCCCCCGGGGGGGGGTGGTGGGGGGGGGGGGGGGGGGGCCCCCGGGGGGGGGGGGCCCCGCACCGGAGGGCGTCAGGAGTTCAGGACGCCGCGCAGGCGGGCCGCGGCCTTGCCGCCGAAGAGCGCGAGACCGGTGTAGAACTCGATCCGCGTCCGGTAGGCGGGCTTCTCCTGGAGCTGGCCGAGGTCCTCGACCTCGACCCCGCCGTTGGTGAGGCCCGTGACGGCCTGGTCCTCCTCGCCCTCGCCGAAGCGCACGGCGTAGATCGAGGACGCGTCGGTCGCCGTGCCCTGCGTCTCGTTCTGCCCGATGATCGGGGCGCCGGCAGCCGTCGCACCGATGTCGAGGAGCGGGATGCCGTTGTACTGGACGACCCGCTTGCCGGTGAGGTCCTCGCGGACGATCTCCGTCCCGCCGATGCGGCGCCCGGCGGACTTCACCTTCGCGATGACGAACGAGTTGGCGTAGAGCGCGCCGTTGGACCCGTTGATGCCCGGGACGCGGCCGATCAGCTCGTCGAGCAGGTCGAAGAAGTCGTGCGCGTCCGAGGCGCCGTTGCCGACGACCGGGTGGCCGTTGGTGCCCGCGTCGAGCACCTGGGCGCCCACGAGGCGCTTGCGGAGCCCGTCGAACCCCTTCGGCTCGACGGCGATGTCGCCGTTGATGAAGGTGTCCTGGAACTTGTAGCTCGCGGCCTTGACCTTCATGCGCGTCTGCACGGCGCGCTGGTCGTTGAGGTTGCCGCGGGTCTTGACGATGAACCGGTCGACGTCCGCGTCGCCACCGAGGATGACGAGCGACTCGCTCTTCTGGTTCACCGTGCCGGTGGACTCGGTGTACGCCTCGTTCACCGCGCGGAACGCGACGCCGGGGAGGGTCGCCTCCTCGTTGTACGCGTAGGCGTTGCCCTCGATCTCCATCAGGGGGATGCGGTCGAGGACGGACGACTCCTGCACGAACGTCTCGATGACGCCGCGCTTGAGGGTCGTGGTCGACAGCTTCGCTGCCTCCGGGAGCGTGATGGCCATTGCCGGCCTTCCTCTCTCTTCTCAGGGTTGTCCGGCAGGACCTGGCCGGCCGCCGGGGCTCTACTTGCTGGTCTCGGCGTAGGCCGCGCGCAGCGTGCCGATGCCGGGGGACGTGACGACCTGGTCGCCGCCGCGAGCGCCCGCGCCGGGCACCTGGTGCTTGCCGTCGTCGCCGGTCTCGACGAGGTACGGCTTGTCCTTCGCGAGCGCGTCGACGAGCTCCTTGACGGCCGCTCCGTCGACGAGACCGTCGTCGTCGACCGCGACGTCGCCGAGCTTCGCGCCGAGCTGGGCGATGACGTCGCCCGGGTCGCGGAACTTCGCCGCGGCCGCGAGCGCGCGCGCCTCGGCGTTGACGAGCTGCGCGCGCGTCTTGCCCGTGACCTCGTCACGGACCTCCTTGCGCGCCGCCGCGAGCGCCTTCTCGTGGTCGCTGGCGTTCTGGGCCTGCAGCTCGTCGAGCTGCGAGGCCTTCTCCTTCAGCTCGGCGTAGTCCGAGTACTCCGCGGTCGCGCGCTGCAGGCGCTGCGCGATGATGCGGTCGACGTCGGCCTGCGTGAAGGTCTTGCCGGCGTCGCCGCCGTCGCCGCCCTGCCCGCCGTCACCGGCGCCGCCGTCGCCGCCCTCACCGGCGGTCATGAACCGCAGACCGCGGAGGTTGAGGACGCGCGGGACGCCGATGTTCGGCGCCTGGTAGCGGGGTGCGGGGAGGGTCGTGGTCGTGTTCGTCATGTGGTTCTCCGTGAGCCCGTCGGCGTGCCATCCGTTGAGCGCCGGACGTGGGCGCCACCCCGCAAGGAGCGGGGGAGTCTGTCAGTCGGCGAAGATCTCGCCGCGCGTGTAGAGCCAGCGGCGGTAGTCGTTCTCGACCTGGGCCGCGATCTGCGGTGTGAGCGGTGCGCGCGTGCCGGCGGCCGCGGCGCGGCGCGAGCCGGTCGGGTCGGGCGTGTTCCCGAACGCCGGCGAGGCGTAGGGGTTCTTCCCCTCGAGGACCATGAGGTAACGGCGCTCGGCATCGTGCAGGCGCTGCTCGGCGGCCGTCATGGTGTAGCGGACCGCGGGGTCACGCACACCTGTCTGGCGGGCCCGCAGGACCGCCGCGGAGGCCGCGCGGCGGGTGCCGCCGCGTCCCATCTGCCCGAAGCCGTCGACGCGGCCGCGCAGCGAGCCGCCGGGCGTCTGCCCGCCCGGGAGGATGTACCCCTGGTCGCGCAGCGCCTGCAGGGCTTCCTCGCGCGTCCGGGACGTGCGGTAGATGCCGTCGGGCGTCATGCGTCGCTGGCCGGGCCGCAGGAGGGAGCCCGCGTTGCCGCGGTGCGTCGTGCCCTCGGTCGTGAAGAGGCCCGTGACGCCGCGGCGGGAGTTCACCACCTGGTAGATGTCGGCGCCGTCGCGGATCGCCTGCGCGCTCCCCGGGCCGAACACCGCGTCCTGGGCCGACTCGTCGAGCGAGCGGAAGTACTCGTAGGGGTCGTCGACCAGGCCCTCGCGCCGCGCCGCGTCGAGCGAGCGGCCCATCGTGGCTACGTGGACGCAGTCGCAGCGCGGGTGCCGCTTGAACCCGTCGTTCCACCGGTAGATACGCCCGGCGAGGACAATGCACCGGTCGCACGAGGGCGGGTTCAGCATCCGGGTGTACGAGCAGCTCGGCCGCACGGCGACGTCGACGCTCGCCGCAGTGCGGCCCGCGTCGCTCACCTGCGTCTTGATGATCTGCTCGAGGTAGGTCCGGCCCGTGTCGAGCGCCTTCGCGAGCGGCACGCCGGCGGCGAGCATGTTCTTCACCGCGGGGATCGGCGAGTACAGGGCCGCCTCGAGCGACGCCCCCGAGGAGGAGTGCCCGACGAACGCGCGCGGGTCGACGAAACCTCGCGGTGCCTCCCACGAGCCCTGCGCGGCGAGCGTCGACGCCGCGTAGCCCGCCCCGGAGAGCGCCGCGTCGTACTGCGCGCCCCCGACCTCGAGCACGAGCGCCGGCAGGACGTCGCGCCACGACGGGGTCAGCGCGCCGGCACGCAGCTCGCCCCACGCCCGCGCCGCCGCGCGCAGCGCGCGGTTCCTCGTGCGGCGCACGAGCGCGTAGTGCTCGACCGCGGCCGCGGGGATCTGGGCCACGTCACACCTCCGCGAGCGCCGGCTTCTCGTCGACCGGGCCGTCGGACGGCTCGACCTCGGGGATCTCGTCGAGCACGGCGTTCGCGCGCGCCGCGCGCTCCTCCGCTGACTGCTTCGTCCACTCGCGGACCTTCTGCGTCGTCGCGCCGGGCAGCATCTGCCACGCGGCCCGCTCGGGGAAGCCGACCCCGATCAGCTTCACGATGGCGTCCACGGTCTGGGCGAAGCTGCGCGCCTCCGCGTCGGCCCAGATCGTCTCGGTCGCGAAGGACCCGATCTCCCAGCCCATCGCGACTCCGCCGAGGCGCATGAACTTCTCGATCGACTCGCCCCAGCCGCGCTTGAGGTCGGACACGAGGGCCTGCAGCGTCGACTCGGCGCCCGCGAGGGCGTCGCCCGAAAGGTTCGACATCCGGGTGAGCAGGTACTGCGGGGGCACCTGGCCGATGGCGAAGAACTGCGACAGGAACTCGCCGAGGACCTCGGTGTAGTTCTTGAGGTTCGACTCGGCCATGTCCCAGACCTTGGTGTTCTCGCCCGGGAACACGAGCAGACGGTCGACGGCGGCCCGACCGGGCGCGTTCAGGATCGGTTTCGGCTGCCCGTTCTGGTCGAGGACGAAGTTGCCGTCCTTGTCCTTCTGGTAGACCGGCTGGCCGGACGAGTCGCGCAGGACCGGGTCGTACCCCGACACCCCGCGCTGGCGGTACGCCGAGTACTGCATCGCGAGGAGGGTGTTGAAGCGGATCGTGTTGATCGCGTCCTGCTGCGGCATGAGCTTCTCCATCGCGGAGTGCGGCACGCCGTCGCCGTCGAGGCCGACGTCGAACGAGACGAACGGCACCTCGCCGAACCCGTGCTGCCCGTCGGCCGTGAGGGTCCACTCGCCGAGGACGCCGGCGCGCTCGAACATCGCCCAGGACATGGCGTCGTAGACGTAGGCGCGCTCGGTCGGGGCGCCGAGCGTGACGCCGACGGGCAGCAGGATGCCGGAGTGCATGACGGGCGGGTTGAGCGCGATGACCTTGACCGCGTACTCGGTCTCGAACGGGTCCTCGGGGTCGGGCTCGAGCCAGACCCGGCGCGAGGACTCGACGGAGATCTTCGCCTTGCGGCGGGGGTTCTTCGTGGCCGTCACCGACACGATGCCGCGGCCGTGCACCATCGACTGCGTGAACACGATCGGGATGCGCTCGTCGAGCTGGTTCGGCTGCCAGAGCTGCTCCCAGACCTTCGCGTCGGCGTCCGCGTCCTTGCCCGTCCGGAACCCGTCCGGGCGGCAGCGCTGCACGGGCGCGAGCATCGGGATGGGGAGCCAGTTCGCGACCGACTGCTCGCGCAGGTCGAGGTACTCGGCAGAGACGCCGGGAGGCGCGTAGGGCAGGTCCTGATCGCCCTGCATGTACGCCTCACGGCGCTCCCACTGCGCCTTCTGCTTCGCCAGCTTGGCGACGCCCACCTCGAGGCGTTCGCGGGCGGTGCGAGCGTCCACCATGCCTCCCGTCTACGAGAACCCGTACATCACGTTCGACACCCCTGGTGCCGCTGCCTTCGCCGCACGCAGGCGGCCGTCCATCGCGGTCACCGCGGCCGAGATCCCGTCGATACGGGCCATGGACGTCTTGCGGTTCGGCTTCACCGGGCGGATGTTGTCCGCGTCGTCGCGCTTCACGTCGACGACCGACGCCATCCAGCGCAGGACCGGGTTCCGGCCGTCGCCGTGGCCCATCGTCTTTCCGCCGAGAAGCCGCTCGACCTCCTTGCAGGAGGGCGACAGCCCGAGGAACGTCTGCGGCACCGGGGAGAGCTCGACGGCACCGAGCTCCTGGTCGAGCTCCTGCACGAGCTGGCCCGCGAACATCCGGTCGTAGGAGACCCGCTGCATCGCGAAGTGCCGCATGTCGCCGAGCACCGCGGCCTTGACCGCCGAGTAGTCGATGACGTCGCCCTCGGTCGCCTCGACGTGGCCCGCGGCGATCCACTGCGAGAGCGGGACGTGGAGCTGCTGCTCGAGGTACTCCACCCGCTCGGCCGGGACCCAGAACCGCGTGAAGAGGTCGAGCTCGCGGCCGGGACCGTTGGCCTCCACCCACACCGCCCACGCCGTGAAGTCGGAGACCGCCGACAGGTCCAGGCCGCCCCACGCGCGGCGGCCGCGCAGGTCCGCGCGCTCGGCGCCGACGGGGCACGCGTCCCACTGGTCCAGGTCGATCCACCGCGCGCCCTCGCGCCGGCGCAGGTTCAGCGACAGGCGCTCGAACCCTGGCCGCGCCGACGGCGTGCTCTGCGCCTTCTGCGCCTCGCGGCGCATGTACGCGAGCGTGGGCGACTTCCCGAGCCCCGGGTTGGCCTTGCGCCACGTCGACTCGAGGAACGGGTCATCCTTCTCGCCGGCGGCCCAGATCACGCCGTAGTGCCCGGTGTCGTGGATGACGTCGTTCGCGACGTTGCGCGTGTAGAGGTGCTTCTCGTCGTAGATCGTGCCCTCTTCCGCCTCGTCGGCGGTGGTGATGAACACGATCAGCGGCTGGTCGCGCGCGCCGGTGCCCGTCTCGATCGCCTCGACGAGCGCGCGCCGCAGGCGCAGCGTGTGCACCTCGTCGACGACGGCACCCGAGACGTTCAGACCGTGCGCTGTCTCCGCGACGCGCGACAGCACGCGCAGAATCGACCCCGTCTTGGGGACGCGCACGACTTCCTTGAGCGGCTCCGTGCGGCGCCGGGCTGCCGGCGAGGTGGCGAGCATGCGCTTCGCGTCCTCGAACACCCGCCCGGCCTGCGTCGTCGAGCCGGCCGCGTTGTACACCTCGGCGCCCGGCTCTCGGTCGGCCAGGAGCAGCACGTTCGAGATCCCCGACGAGATCGTCGACTTCCCGTTCTTGCGCGGAATCTCGATCCACGCCGTGCGGATGACCCGCACGACCGTGTCGATCTCGGCGTCGTGGTAGACCCACCCGAAGATCGGCGCGATGATCCACACGACCTGCCAGGGGTCCAGGCCCTCGCCGAGGCGCAGCCGCACGCCGGCCCAGCGGCCCTTCGTGTGCTTGAACATCCCGAGCGCACGCAGCGCCCGGCGTGCCCGCTCGACGTCGTACCAGGCGCCCGGGTGCTTGTCGGCCTGGAACGCGAGGACAAGGGGCGCACGTTCGCGCGCGTCGGCGATGTCCTCGTCGGTCAGCCCGAGCTCGATCAGCGCGTCGTAGGGCACCGGGAGCGGGACCTCAGTCGAAGACGTCGTCCTCGTCGTCGTCATCGCCGCCTCCTCGCCCACCGAGACGGGTCGCCGACGACGGCGTGAGCCCCAGCTCGGCGACGAGAGAGCGGAAGTTCGACCGGTACTGGTTCAGCACCGTCACCCACGGGTTCTTGACCATGCCGCCGCGAGCGCCGGCGACGACGACGCCCTCCATCGAGATCGCGCGCTCGCCCTGCTCGATGCGAGCCCACGTCACGCACAGGTCGACGAGCGTCTCCTGCTGCTCGCCCACCAGGCCCACCGAACGCGACAGGGTGGGAGCGACCTTGCGCCAGAGCGCGGCCGCCGTCTTGCGGGCGCGCAGCTCCGGCCGCGTCGGTCCCGGGAAGTACTGCGACCACGCCGGCTCGATGAGCGCCGAGGGCGGGAGCTGCACCGCATCCTGCACGGGGCGGTGCCCCGGGTTGCCCTCGCGGACCACCGCGAGCGCCGGCTTCGGCTTGCGCCCACGCACCGCCACGAGCCACCCCCTCCGACGTTTCCGCAGGTCAGGTGACAGAAACCGAGAATTTCGCGGGTGTGGGAATCCACCTCCCCGGCGGTCCGCCGGTCGGAGGTCCGAGGGGGTGCCCCCCACCCCCTCTGGCGACCGTCGACGTCGAGGTCATCGACCTCGACGAGCACCTCGTCGACCGCCCGCGGACCGGTTGCAGCGCTCGCACTCGGGACCTGTGTACGTGCGCCGGTCGTCCGTGTGCCCGAGGTCCCACGCGTCGCCTGGTCGGATGCGGCGGCGGTGGCAGCGTGCGCACCACACGGTCTCGCCCTCGTCGATCCGTCGCTGCCAGTCGCGACGCAGCGCGTCGTGCGCTGCGTCGTAGCCGCGGGCCTGTCGGGTACCGCGACGGTCCTCGTACTGCTGAGCGTGGGCCGGACAGTACCGGACGCCAGGGGGTAGCAGTGCCGAGCACGAGGGCGAGCCGGTGCAGCGCTTGCGCGGTGCGCTCGGCATCAGGGATCGAGGACCCGGCGGCGGACGATCATGCCCTTCGGCAGTCGCTCGAACAGGCCGACGCTCACGCCGTCACCGGGCGATCCGTCGCCGGGGGAGTAGCGGGCTGCGAGGACGACGCAGTGTTCGTCTTCGTGGATCACGTACCCAACGTTGCGGACGGTGAAGTCCCGCCCTGTGGCCCACTCAACGACGTCGTCGACGTCCTGCCATGTGGGGATGTTTGTCGCGTCCTCCCACTCGATCAGCTCGAGCCGTGGAAAGTGGTGATCCGCCATCGCTTGCCTCCCGCCGTCGCCGGTGACCCGTGCCGTGCCGAGATCCCGTTGTCGTGTGCTGCACGGTCCGGGCGACGGCGGGAGAGGATATGGGCCGGCGACGTCGGACCGCTCGACGTTCAGGACCCGGACCAGGGGCCGCCGGCCACGCACCCGACCGAGGCCGGGGCGGTCTGCTCTGCCCTGGGCCCGCAACCCTGGGCAGCACGAAGGCCCCGTCTCCACGTGGGTGACGGGGCCTTCGGAGCCACTTCTAACGACTGAACCACAGGTTAGCGCACAGACCCCCGATCGGACTACACGCGTGTCATTCGGCGAGCCGTCGCGGCGCGGGTCGCTTCACGCTCGGCACGACGACGCCGCATCTCGTCGAGCGCGGCCAGCGCGTCGGCGACGACGTACAGCGGGCGGCCGCGCGAGTCGCGCGCGATGACGGGCGCCCACGGCACGACGACGTCTTCCCAGGCCGGGGCGAGCAGTCCGCGCGAGGCCCAGGCGCGGATCAGATTCGGGGTGACGTCGAACCCGAAGCCGGACAGGGCGAGCGCCATGTGCGTGGCGTTGAGCCGCTTCCCGTGCGCGAGGCCGAGGAGCTCGGTCTGCCGGTCGGCGACGTCGACGACGGCGCCGCAGACCCGGCACTCGACGTGGTCCTTGCCGGGCAGGGCGTAGAGCTGGGTGGTGCAGCGCGGCTGCACACGGTCGTCGACGGCGGGGAGGAAGCCGCCGCACGGACCGAGGTACGCGCGGTCGGCGGGCCGGTCGACGGCGGCGGCCGCGGCGGCGATCCACGAGCTGAGCCACTGGACCCACTCGCCGCCGTTGTGCTGGGTCCTGATCCACGGGACCTGCGCGGCGAGCCACCGGCCGAGTGCCGTGAACGTGTTCGGGGGGCGGAAGTACTCGCGGTCGGTGGCGATCGCGTCGGCGGCGTGCGTGAGCTCGACGAGGAGGTCGCGCTCGACGTCGGCGGCTCGCTCGTTGAACGGCAGGGGCGACTCGTCGGGGCGGGCCGCTGAGAGACCGGTCGTCGAGAACCGCATGCCCTTGACCCGGGCGTCCTCGAGCGCGAGGCCGAGCAGCGGGACGTGCAGGAGCGAGATCGCGAGGTCGTTCGCGCAGTCACCGCACACGGTCATGCCCGGTGGGACGAGGTTCGTGCAGCCCTGGACCTGGCAGCGGTTGAGGTTCATCGGTCATCTCCTGGTGAGGTGCGGCGCCCACCCCGACGACCACGACGACGGCGCGCGGGCTGGGGTGGTGGTGAGGCGGCTGGGTCGGGTGGTGGTGGAGTCGTGCTGCCGGCTTCCCCTGGTAGGTGGGTAGTGGAGGTACCCGACCCGTCCCGACCCGACCCGGCAGAACCCGTTTCGTCAGACTGCGGAATGGGGGTTCGGTCGGCGTTTCGCGGGGTGTTTCTCGGGCCGTTCCCGGGCCCTGGTGGCGCCGCTGGTCGCACACGCTGGGGTGCGGTGCCGGCGGCGACCGCGAGCGCCTGAGGGTCGCGTGGTGGCGCTGCGGGTCGCACTCCGGGGGCGGGTGCGGGGGCCGCTGCTGCCTGGTGGTGCGCGGGAGCCTCGTCGCTTCGGTAGGTGGGCTCGGTGGGGTAGCCGTTCTTCGTGAGGAAGCGCGCGGAGTGCGCGCCGTAGTGCGGGTGCTCGGGAGGCTTGCGGAGCTCGTGCTCGGCGTCCCAGAGGTCGGTGTCTGCGCCGCGGGCGCGGTTGCAGCGGCGGCAGGCGATGACCATGTTGTCGACGGTGCCGGGGACGTCGAGCCCTTCGAGGTGATCGGGCTCGGCGTGCTGCTGGCCCTTGCGCCCGGTCCAGAGGACGACGATGCCGCACCAGCGGCAGTTGTCCCCGTCGCGGAGCAGGAGACCGACGCGCAGGGCGTCGTCGCGCAGCTCGTTGCGGTAGCGGGCCTCGCGCTCGAGCTCGGCCTTCGTGCGGATGTGGATGAACTCCGGGTCGGCGCGGATCGTCCAGAACGCGAGGCCGCCACGGCGGCCGGCGGTCAGCACGCCGGCCTTCACGAGCAGGCGCAGGAGCTCGTCGGTGCGGGCACCGCCGATCATGTAGGCGGTGCCCGCGTCGATCTCGTAGTCGGTCTTGTGCGCGCCGGAGAGGGTCGCGATCCTCGCGAGGAAGCCGAAGGCCTCGTTGACGGTGCGCTCGTCGGCGCCCTTCATCCCGTGCAGCTTCATCAGCGCCGGGTAGGTCGCGGAGTCGTCACCGAAGCGGACCCATGGCATGGGGTGCGTTGTCCTCTCGTCGCGGGGCGGGGGGTGGGGCGGTCAGGCGCTGCACCGGCACTCGCCGGTCTGCGGGTTGATCGGTCCGCCGCAGGAGTCACAGCGCAGGACCAGGGAGCGGAGCGCTCGGGTCAGGGGCTTGAACATCGGGGGTCACCTCCTCTCGTGGTCGTGGGGGACGGGCTCGCAGCGGGACGGGGTCACCGGGCTCGACCGCGCGCGGCCAGTGGCCGGTCGCCTTCGCGTGTCCGGCCTTCGACCCCGGGCGGGTCGTGAACCAGCCGCCGCAGACCGCGCAGTCGATGACCTCGTAGTCACCCAGCACCACGACCCCGCCCGCCGCGGCGGCCACGACGACGACGCGGACGCGCCGCGGCCGCGAGCGCCGCGAGGTGGGTGTCCTCGGTGCGGTGCTTCTCCATGTGGCGCGGGGTGACGTGCACGGCGTTCTGGCCGTCCACGGAGCCCTGCACGAGCACGAAGCCGCGGCACGCGGCGCACCAGATGCGCACGAGGCCGTCGTGCTTCTTCGGCTTCGCCTCAGCCACCGTCGGCCTCCCGGTTCGCGAGGTCGAGCAGCACGTCCGCGTGACACGGCTGGTCGAGCGGGCACCAGCACATGAGGTCCTTGGCCGCGAGCGCCGCGCGGATGTCCTCGAGGGACGGCGCGAGAGCCAGGTGCACGAGGTCGCGGAAGCGGCGAGCGGCAGAGGCGCGCGCGCTCCCGATGTCGGTGTGCTGCCCGATGAACCCGACGCCGTCGCGCTCGAGGTCGAACGGCCCGCTCGGTCTCACCGCCACGATCCGGACCGGGTTGCCCCACCGCGTCCCGCGACCCACGGCCACGGCGCTCGTGGGCTTGCGCCAGCCCTTCGCCCGGCGCTGACGGATGCGCAGCGGCCCGACCGCGTGCTCCGGGCAGACGGGGTACGTGTGCCCGTCCTCGGGGTCCAGGCGGCGTGCGACGACGTCGGGACGGTCACACGCGCCGAGGATGATCCCCTCGTCGTCGATGATCTCCTGGTGGCAGACCGCGGTCATGGCTTCCACCACCGCAGGCGGTACGCGATGTGGAAGCTGCACGTCGGGTCGTGCGTGGGGCGCTGGGGGTCGTTCTTGAGCCGCGCGGCCAGCATCGCGTTGTGCTCGCGGTCGCACGGGCAGGGCTCGGTGGGCCGGAGCCAGTAGTCGATCTCAGCGAGGACCTCGTCGACGCTGAACCCGAAGAACTCGTCACCCGGCGACGTGTTCGGCAGGTACGGGCGGTCGAGGACGACGGTCCAGCCACCCGCGTAGCCCGACATCTCGCCGGCGTAGTACGGCGCCTCGTACTCCATGCTCTCCACGCTGTAGCCGCGGGACTCGACGGCCCGCGTGATGCGCCTCCGCGCGCGCGTCGTCATGGCTGCCGCCGATCGATCGCCTCGGCCCACTGCTGCGCGACGGCCGCGACCTGCACGAGCTCGGTCCGCAGACGCTCCGGGTCGTCCTCCGCGAGCGCCTCGAACACCTCCTCGAGCAGGATGTGCCGCCAGGTGACCGAGCCCCCACGCGCCGCGGTGTCGGTGGACGCCTTCGCGCGCGTGGCGAGCCAGCCAGCCTCCGTGTACCGAGACGGATCGACGAGCGGGTCAAGCACGCGGACGGCGCGCCCGGTGCCGTCCGGGTGGTTCTGCACGCCCCACTTCGCGTCCTGGCGGACGCGCTCCGCCGCGACGTCGTCGACGACCGAGGAGCGCACGGCGAGCGGGCACGTGGCGTCGTGGGCCTTGTTCCAGGCGAGGGTCTCGTCGACCGTCCCCGTCGTCGAGGCGCCGCACTCGCAGGAGATCGTCACGGTGGCGCTCATCGGACACCCCAGATCGTCGTGACGGGGATCGCGCGCGGCGTGCCGTCTGGGACGGTCCGCACTTCCCACTCCTCGCCGTTCGCGTGCAGGATGACCCACCGGTGCGAGACGTCGGCGGCGGTCGTGGCGGCGACCTCCGGGTCACCCGTCGCGTGGCGGTCGTAGGCCGTGACGAGACGGGCGAACGCCTCGGCGTCCTGGTGGCCCGGGCCCGTGATGTCGCAGGCCTCGGACTCGACGAACGGGAGCCAGGTGGTCGCGTCCCACCACATCGTCATGACCGCGGCCGCGTCCTCGAGCGTCACCGCGGGGGCCACTTCGCGACGCTCGATCGACCGAACGTCCATGACGCGACGGTTCGAGAGCTCCGACTCACCGGAGCGCAGCGAGGGGATGATCTTCTCGGCGCCCGCACCGTCGGGCCCGATGTCCCAGCCGCCGCCGAGGGCGTTCAGCGACGAGCGGACGACGCCGTTGCCCGCGCCGTTGTACTTGTGGTCGAGCCACCCGACCAGGTCGATCACGGTGTACAGCAGGTCGCCCTTCGGCGCGAACGCCTGCTGCCGGGTGGCGACGATGTACCGATCGTCCCGGTCGCGAACCGTCCACCAACGGCGCTCGGAGTCGAAGCGGATCTCATCGCCCACCCGCACGGCCTCCGCCGCGGCGACTGTGGTCTCTGTGCTCATCGGGTCTCCTTCGGGTTGGGGTCGCCCGCGCGGGCCAGCGCGGGTCGAGGTTCGGGTCGTGCGAGCGGGCGCAACCGGTCGGCCCAGCGCTGGCGGGTGTCGGCGAGCTCGTTCTGCTCGGTGTCGCGACGGTGGATCGGCAGGAGGATCCCGGCGAAGTCGCGGTCGACCTGGACCGTCCACCCGTAGGCGCCGGTCCCCTTGCGCAGCGCCATCTCGAGGCGCAGTCCGTCATCGCCGTATGCCTTCGCCGACATGACGAAGCGGGCGAGGAGCTGCGGATTCACGGACGCGTCCGCGGACTCGTCTGGCGGCATGTTCAGGAACCGCGCGGTGACGCCGGGGATGTCGGGGTACGACGACTCGGACTCACCGAGCGCGGGGAGCCGCGGCACCGACAGCGAGCGCCCCTCCATCACCGGGGAGTCCTCGAGCCACGAGACCTCGTCGTCGGTGATCCGGAGCGTGAACGCCTCCGCGTTCCACATCGCGCGCTCGTCCTTGTTCGACGGCGGAGTGAAGACCGCGAGGACCTCACGAACCGACCGGGGCTCGAGGTCGACGACCGCGAGCTCCGGCAGCGCGACGACGTCGTGCACGTGGATGCGCGCGACCGCGGCCGTCGAGCCGGCTGTCGCCGAGACGAGCAGACGCCGAGCGGACTCGAACGTGAACCGGACCCGCGAGAGTGTCTCCGTCGAGCCCACGTGCGGCAGCACCGCGGCGAGCGCGCAACGCGTCGACGCGCGGCCGATCTGCACCTCGAGCGCGCTCACGGGCGGCGCTCCCGCCCGAGCGCGCGCGTCGCCTCGTCGTCGGGCACGCAAGGGCCTTCGTGGCTCACATCGAGGCCGCAGTGACCGCCCCACGTCCGCTTCCCGCACCAGCGCGACGTCGCCGCGCAGTCCGGGCAGAGCGTGCAGCCCTCGCGGTCGAGGACGAACGGGCCGCTCGTCGAGCCGCACTCGCACCGGGTCGGCTCGTCGACGCCGGCGATCGCCGTGACGACGCCGAGAGCGGGAGCCGAGTACTCGGCGCGAGCGCGCGACCACGTGTCTGCCGCCGCCATCCTCGCGACGGGAGATCGGCGGGACGACTGCTCGGCCGCGACCGCATCGAGCAGGTGCGGCAGCGCGTCGAGCGCCTGCTCGTGCTCGTGCTCGTTGACGTGCTCGCCCGCCGCGATGACCGTCGCCGCACGCTGGACCGCGAGCAGCGCCGAGTACTCCTCGGTCGTGATCGTCGTCGTCGTCATCACGCGCACCCAGCCGCGAGCGCCGTGCGGTGGGCCCAGCCGCGGACCGCGGCCGCGGCGAGCGCGGCACCGTGGATCGGTCCGCCGACGAGGGTTATGCGGGCGTAGCGCGTGAAGTCGTCGTAGGTCTTCGTGGGGTCGAGGGCGTGCTCGAGGTAGACGCGGGTCTCGGCGGCGATGTCGCGTGCGACGACCGTTGCGGCGAGCGTGACGCCGGCGAGCACGACGCGCAGTCGGTGGAGCTCGTCGTCGACGATGTCGGCGACCGTGCTGCGCGCGAGCGCGCGGCCGAGGCCGGCGGTCTCGGGCTCTGCGACCCAGGTGATCGCGAGGCCGAGGAGGACGCGCTCGACATCGGGGTCGATCGGGCCGACGTGCGTCGCGCTCGGGCGGGGCATGGTCGCGGCCTCGGCGGGCGTCGGCTCGGCCATTCGGATCCAGGTCATGGGGTCTCTCCCGGGGTGGTCGTGGTGGGCTGCGGGGCGCGGAGCTGGGCGAGCACCCGCCCCTCGAGGAGGTCGAGCGGGCGCCAGACACCTACGTCGGCCGCGCCGCCGAGCTCGGCGAGCACGCGGCGCTGCGCGTCGGACAGGCGGCCGGTCTGGGTCTTGAGCTCGCGGAACAGCAGGCGGCCGCGAGCGCCGTGCGAGAGGACGAGGTCGGGAAAGCCGGGCTCGGACCGGCGCGAGTCGTGCGTGTGGTAGACGAAGAACCCGAGCTCGCGCGCGATCGCGATGACCTGCGCCTGCAACGCGGCCTCCTTCATGCCGCGCGCGATGTCGGCGCGGTACTCGTCGCGGGTCATGACCTTCACGCGGCCGCGCCCCGGCGCCGGGAGACCTCGGTCATCGCGAGCGTGTCCTCGAGGAGCGCGGCGCACCGCCGCGCGGTGACCTCCGGGGTGTCGCCGTACATGTCGGCGTAGGCCCGCACGAGGTCCTCGGGAGGCATCTGGCCAGCGATCCCGAGTCGGCGCTCGAGCACCGCGACGCGCTGCGCGGCGACGCGGGCCGCGATGCGCGCCTGCCCGAGGCTGCGGCGCAGCTCGTGCACGCTCACCGCCGCGTCCGGGAGCGGCGAGACGACTGCCAGCGCGGCAGTCATGACGCACGCTCCGGGCACGACCCCGGGTCGAACCCGTCGCACGCGTCGCAGACGTGGTTGTCGATCGCGACGACCGGGTCGGCCGACGTGAGCGCGACGGCGGTCGTGTCCGGACCGGGGCGCTCGTCGGCACGGATCTCGTCCTCCCAGCACTGCCCGCACGCGATCCCGCCGACGCGGATCCGGCCCGCGTGGTCACAGCGCGCCGCGACGCGTTCGGCGAGCGGGTGCCGCTTCGTGAACCAGCGCGACCGGCTCGGCACCGCCATCGACGCCGAGCCGGCGCCGCTCTTCTCGACCTCGCGCGCAAGCGCCGTCGCGTCGCGCACGGTCAGTTCCTTGCGCTCGACCATGCGCTGCGCCTCCGCCGGCAGGACGAGCAGCCGCAGCCGGGCCGAGACCGTCTCCACGCTGTACCCGGTGCGGGCCGCGATCGAGCGGACGTCGAGGTGCTTGCGCAAGTCCTTGAACATGCGCGCCTGGTCCATCGGCTCGAGGCGCTCGTGCATCGACGCGGCGAGCATCGTCGAGAGCTGCGCGTCGTTGTCGCCCGGCCGCTGCGCGAGGCACGGCAACGCCTTCACCCCGACCGACTTCGCGGCCGCGAGGCGGCGGTGCCCGTCGAGCACGAGCCACGTGTCGCCGTCGTGCTTCTGCACGACGAGCGGCTGCAGCACGCGCCCGAGCGCGAGGATCGACGCCGCGAGCTCCGGGTCCGGAACCGACCGCGCCGCCGGGTTCTTCGGGTTCGGGCGCAGCTTCTCGACCGGGATCACCGGCAGGCCCGCGGTCACGAGTCCGCCTCCGGGAGACGGCCCGCGAGCGCCTCGGTCTCGACCGTGGACGGCTCGTAGCCGAGCGCGACGAGGAGGCGGTACCAGGCAGCGACGTAGGAGTCGTCGTCGGTGGAGTACGCCCAGGACGACGGCGTGATGTACGGCTCGACCTCGGCGGCCATGGCCGCGAGGAGAGTGTTCGACGACGGCAGCTTGTCGAGGCGGGCGACGAGCTCGGCCTCGGCCGCCTCCTCGGCCTCGAGGTCGATGCCGAACCACGTCGCGAGCGAGTCACGCAGGTCGAGCCGGTAGCCGCCGAGCGCGAGGTCGCCGTCGAGCGAGCCGGTCGCGAGGTCGGCGGCGAAGTGGACGAGCGCGGCGACGGCGTCGCGGTTGCGGTCGAGCGTCTTGCCGTCAACGAGACCGCGGACGAAGTCGTTGCGGAGCGCGGCTGCCGTGTCGGCGAACGCGCGGAGTGCCGCCTCGGAGCGCTCCCGCGCCTCGCGCTCCGCCGCCTCGGTCTCGCGCTGGGCACGGGCCTCGGCGTCGCGTGCGTCGCGGCGCGCCTCCTCCTCGAGCTCGTCGGCCGTGAGCGGACGCCAGAGCGTGTACCCGGTCTGGTAGCGGTACGGGCGAGCCCACCAGCCCTCGCCCATGCCGAGCTTCTTCACCAGCTTCTCGGCGTTGGAGCCCTCCCAGAGGTAGTCGGAGTGGCGGAGGCCGTCCGGCACCTCGGCGTCGGGCGAGTCCTGAACGTCGACGCCGGCCTTGCGCAGGACCTCGCCGGCCTCCGAGTAGAACGCGGCCGCGCGCCGCGCCTGCCGGGCCTGGTTCACCTCGTAGTTCCACTCGTGCGTCCCGTGCGCCGCGGCGATCTTCGCCTGCAAGTCCGGGCTCTCGTCGAACTCGTCGAGCACCTCGACGTCGTCGAACGTCAGCGCCGACCCGGAGCCCGCGAGCGCCGACAGGACGGGCTCGGGCTTGCGGGCGATCTTCGCGCGCCGCGAGACCCAGGTGTCGGAGCGGCCGAGGGACTCCGCGAGGGCGTGCTGGGTCGGGGCGTCGGGCAGGTCGAGCAGGCCCTGCACCATGACGGCCTCCTCGACGAGCGTGAGGTCCTTCCTGCTCTGGTTCGCGCGCAGGAGGAACGTCGCCGCGGCGACGTCGTCCATCGAGACGACGCGGACCGGGACGAACAGCATCGCGAGGTGCTGCGCGGCGGCGAACCGACGGTGCCCGGACAGGAGCTCGTACTTCCCGTCCTGGCCGGGCGCGGGCCGCACGACCAGGCGCTCGTAGATCTCTCCGGCGGAGCGGATGTCCGCGGCGAGGTCCTCGTCGACGTCGGAGCGGGCCGACGGGTTGAGGGGGTGCTGCACGATCTGCGTCACCGGCAGATCGAGCAGTTCCGGGCCTGGCGCGGGCGCCGGCGGGGCTGGGGAGGGCGCTGCTGGGGCGCTGATGACGGGGCTCATGTGGTGGTCCTTCCTGGTGTGCCCCGCAGGTGGTCGGAGCACTCGGGGTGCGTGGCGTGGTGGATCGTGTGGCGGGTCTCGAACCCGCCGATGAGTGGCTCGTCCGGCGTGATGCGACGGCACGTCGTCATGCCCGGGGAGGCGGCGTGCTGCGCGTACTCGTCGTCGTCCGCGACGGGCGAGGCGTCGAGCGGGACGCGCTTGCGCTTCTGGCCGGCGCGCAGGTTCTCCGGGGCCGGGACGTACAGCACCCAGACGATCGGAGAGCCGCAGCCGCCCGGGCAGTCCGTCGAGCGGCGACTCACGGCGACTCGGCTGGCGCGGGCGCGAGACGGGCGTAGACGTTCACCCACGCGTTGTGCGCGGAGCGGCCCGTCGAGCGCACGCGGTACGGGGTGCGGTACGGACCGACCTCGAGCGAGACGAGCTCGAGGAGACGGTCGGTGCCCTTCGTCGCGGCGTAGAAGAGGTTCGCGCGGGCCGACGGAGGGATGCCGGCGTCGTCGAGCTGCGACCGCACGTCGTTCACGGAGACGAGGTCGCCCGGCTCGACGGCGAGGATCACGGAGCGGAACGCGGCGCGGTGCGCCTCGGTCAGGCGCTCGCCCGACCTCTCCCGGCCCTCGTCCGCGAGCGCCCGTGCCTCGGTGGGGGAGACCTCGGTCGTCGCGGTCACCGGGCACCTCCCGCGGCGCGGGCTGGGCCGCCGGCGTGGGCGCCGAGGATCGCGGCCCACGTCGTCGCGCACGCGAGCTGCTGCGCCGAGCCGTCGCCGTGGCGCAGGGTCACGGACGCGATGCGGTCGACGGCGGACTCGACGAGCTCGGAGAGCGGCGTCGTCCACGGCGAGCGAGCGACGGACGGCGGCCCGGGCTCGGCCGTCGGGGCGACGACGGCGAGGGCCTGCGCGATCGAGACCGACGGGTCGATCAGGTCGCGGGCGATCTTCCGGGCCCACGCGGCGCGGGCGGCCGCGGTGCGTGGAGCGTCGCCGTCGGGCACGGGCGGGTGCTGCACTGTGCGGGCGCGGCGGGGCGTGTGCCGCGGCGGGGCCGCGAGCGCGTACTCGACGCCGGCGGGGACCGAGGGCGCCGTCGCGACGAGCGTCGTCGTGCCGTCACCGACGACGACGCGCACCTGGTGCGCGGCCGCGGGCCGGAACCGGCGCGAGGTCAGGAACGTGCGGAGGATGCTCGGCGAACGCCGGGCGGTGGTGCGGGGCATGGCGTGGTCCTTCCTGGTCGTGGTGGAACAGGTCAGGTCAGGGGGTGGGGTGCTCGCGGCGCGGGCGGACCGTCGTCGGGGTCGCCTGCACGTGCATGGGCTGGATCGGCGGGACGAACACGACGTCGCCGCCGACGAAGAGCTGGACGACGGGGGAGCGGACCGTCAGCACGGCTGTCGAACCGTCCGGAGCGGGCAGCGGGTCCGGGTAGCTGCCCGGCATGAGCACGACGACGTCGGACAGCACGCCCTCGAACGACTCCGCCCGGCGACGGGCCGTCGCGCGGCGCGCGACGATCACCCGCTCGCCGATGAAGTCCGGCGCGCACGACGCGACGTAGGCAGCGGGCAGGGTCTCCCACCCCGACGCGGCGCTCACCGGTCGTCACCCGTCTCGCGGGTCCGGCGATCGACGTCGCGCATCGCGCGCTCGAAGCTGCTGAGGTCGGGGACGACGGTGATCGTCACCTCGCCGCGGCGGCGGCCGTAGCGGCGAGCGAGCAGACGCTGCGCGCGACGGCGGGCTCGGCGCTTCGCCCGGGCCGGGGCCGGCATGAACGCAACGAGCAGGACCAGCGACACCGGCACCAGCACCGCGCCCACCGCGCGCGCCGTCTGCCACGGGAGCGCGAGGAGGACGCCGGCACTGATCGCGAGACCGATCGTCACCGCGAGCGTGATCCCGGCACCGGGCCCAGACGGGCGGGCCGTCTCCATCACGCCACCGCCGATCGCGACGACGCAGCGCGGTGGGCGTGGTGGCCGGCGGCGCGCTGGCCGATCGTCAGGTTCACCAGGCGCTGCCGCTCGAGCTCGAGGTGGCGCACGCTCCGGACGCCGACGCGCGAGGAGCAGCCGACGTCGACGAGGTCCACGAAGCCGGGCGCGATCCGCGCCGGCGTGTCCTGGTACAGCGTCCGCGGCTCGTCGTCCGACCAGACGCCGTAGACCCGCGCGACCTCGACCGCGTGCCGCAGATCCGCCGCGAGCGCCGCGAGGCGCACGGCCACGTCCGGCTCGCCTTCGACCGCGCGGCACGCACGGCACGTCACCTGGCCCGGCCGGGCCGTCGTCCGGCCGAGGATGGCCCGCGCGCCCAGCGCGCGGCACACTACGACCGACGCGAGGACGCCCTCGCCGATCGCGGCCACCGGCAGCGGGCGCACCAGGTGCACCGCCCGGCGGCTCACCGGGTCACCTTCCCGGCGATGTAGCGGGCCTCGGCGCTGTAGTAGCGATCGAGGAGATGGCTGTACGCCTCGGCCGCGTCGACGGCGTACCTCGCGGGCCCGTTGAGCAGGGCGCGCGCCGCGTCCTCGGCCGCCCAGTCCTTCGCGCGGCCGAGCGTCACGAACGCGGACTCGCGGTGGTAGCCCGACGACGCGCGCTCACGGGACCGCGCGAGGTACCTCGCCGCGCGGTCGCGCGACTCCTGCTCGCGCGCGTCGCGCTGCTGGCGGGCCATCAGGCCGCCGCCGCGACGTCGGTCAGGCCGCGGCGCGCCGCGATCCTGCGCTCGAGCTCGTCGAGCGACGGACCCGTCGGGGTGTACGCGCGGCGCGCGGCCTCAGCGACGGGGAGCTCGTCGAGCTGCTGGTACGCGACGGCCAACGTCTGGCCGGCCGCGGCGATGCACTGCTCCTGCGTGGGCCGCTGGCCGACCGACGCGCGGATCTGGGACGATGCCACGGTGGTGCTCCTTCCTCGGAGTACTTCGGGCGACGGCCCTCGCGCGGCTACTTGGCGGTGGAAGCGCGGGGGTCGTCGTGCTGTCTAGGGGTCACGCGGTAGCCGCGAGCGCCGGCCCGGCGTGGAAGCCGGAACGCGTTCCGCTTTCCACGTCGGGTACGGCGGAAGCCTCGCGGAGCTCGAACAGGTCCTCCCACTCGACGCCCAACCGTGCGGCGAGCGCGAGGGCCAGGTCCTCCGAGACGTTGGGGAGGTTGCCGCTCTCGATAGCCCAGATGGTCGTCTGGGTCCTGCGCACGAGCATCGCGAGCTCGCGCTGGGTGTAGCGGGCGGTCTTGCGTCGACGCCGAAACTCGGCGGGGTCCTTCACGTGCATCCAGACCTCCTTGCGGATGCGGGGCGGGCGGCGACGAGCGCCGGGTCGTGCGGACATCTTGCACCTCCAGTTGTCGTTCTGACAAGTGGAACGCTAGCCGCTACGCACTGGTTGTCAAGGTGACAACCGGCTTTTTCACCCTCTGAGGTGGCACGATGTGCTAGTCACTTGTCAGCGGCGCTGGTGCACTCGACTACAACAACTTGGATCATCGACGGGAGCATCTGTCTCGTGAACGCACCCACGGGTCTCCGCGAGTTGCTGGACCAGGCCATGGTTCGGCGCGACGTCCGTTCCGGACGCCGCCTCGCTGAGATCGCCCAGGACGCCGGCTACCCGGTCTCGCACGCGACGATCAACCAGATCCGCAGCGGGTCCTACGCCTCGCGGCCCTCGGACGACACGGTCCGGGCTATCGCGTGGCTGGCGGGAGCCAGCGAAGAGGCTGCGTTCACGGCGGCGGACCTCCCGATACCCGGGCCGCCGTTCGCGGACGAGCTGCCGCCCGGTGTCGACACGCTGTCGCCGCGGAAGCGGAAGGTCGTCCTCGACCTCCTGAGGGTGCTGATCGAGGACGAGGAGCGTGATGGCGATGACCGAGACGCCGCCCCCATCAAGCGGGCCACGGGGAGCGTGGCCGCTGGCTTTGACGAGCTCGGCCCTCTGAGGCTCGAGCGCGTCCCGCACAAGACGCCGATCAGCGGGCAAGGTGGCGCCCCGGAGGAAGTGCCTCCGGGGCCGGGCGAACCGGCACCCGATGACACGGCCACGAAGCACTGGACGCCCGTAGCAGAAGAGGACATCCGCGCAGGCGGCGGGCTTCCCCAGGCGCCGGCGCACGGACGTAGCCGACGGACCAGCGGCAAAACGAAGCCGCGTCACAACTGATCGGGCATGAACGAACGGCGGCCCTGCCGTAGATCCCCTGAGTCATGGCCGAGAGTGTGAGTGCCCACACCGACACGGACTGGCGCGCTCGTACCGTTTCCGGCACGATCCGACCACCCCGTGACCTTGCCGAACGGGTGAAGTTTCAACGACCGAGGACCGCGCATGCAGCCCCTGACCAGCAGCAACGCACGACGCCCGCGCGCCGTGCTCTACCTGCGGCAGTCGACCTACCGCGAGGAGTCCATCAGCCTCGAGCTGCAAGAGACCGCCGGGCGCGACTACTGCGAGCGCCAGGGGTACGACGTCGTCGCCGTCGAGCAGGACCCGGGGATCTCCGGGCGTACCTGGAACCGGCCTGCCGTGCAGCGGGTCCTCGGCATGATCGAGACCGGGGCAGCCGACGTCATCGTGCTCTGGAAGTGGTCGCGCCTCTCGCGCTCGAGGCGTGACTGGGCGATCGCCGCGGACAAGGTCGACGTCGCCGGCGGGCGCATCGAGTCCGCGACCGAGCCGATCGACGTCGCGACGTCCGCGGGACGGTTCGCGCGCGGCGTCATGACCGAGCTCGCGGCGTTCGAGTCCGAGCGCATCGGCGACGGGTGGCGCGAAGCGCACGCCCGCCGGGTGGCCGCGGGCCTCCCCGCAACGGGGAAGCCGCGGTGGGGGTACGCCTACGACCGCGAGGCGAAGATCCACCGGCCCGACCCGACGACCGGGCCCGTCCTCGCCGACCTGTACCGCCGGTACCTCGCGGGCGAGTCCGTCTACGCGCTCGTGCGCTGGCTCAACAACGTGGGACACCGCACCTCCGCCGGCTACGGCCCGAACGGCGGGGGAGGGCTCTGGTCCGACCGTTCCCTGCGGCGCGTGCTCGACTCCGGCTTCGCGGTCGGGCTCATCACCGTCGACGGCGAGCAGCGGCCCGGAGCGCACGAGCCGGTCATCAGCGCGGACACCTGGGATGCCTACCGCGTCGCGCGCGGCAACCGTCGCGTGCAGCGGGGGAGCGAGCGGTCGCAGTACCTCCTCTCGGGACTCATCCGGTGCGCCTGCGGGTCGCCCATGAACGCCGGCCAGTTCGGTCACGCACGCGTCCCCAAGTACCGGTGCCGGGACGCCCGCAACAAGGGCACCCACGACGGCGGGTACATCACCGCCCGCTACGCGGAGGACGAGGTCCTCGCCTGGGTGCGCGACCTCGCCGCCAGCGTCGACCAGGCCGCGAGCGCCGGACTCGACGAGCTGGCCGCGCGGCGCGCGCGGCGCGACCCGCTCGGCGAGGTCGTCCGGCAGCGCCAGGCGCTCGAGTCGCGGCTCGTGCGGCTCACGCGCCAGCACCTCGAGGACGTCATCCCCGAGGGCCCCTACGTCGAGTTGCGCGATGAGATCACGCATCAGATCGACGCCCTCGCCGCGCGCGAGCTCGAGGCGAAGGTGGCCGCGTCGCGTGCGCCCGCCCCGGAGATGGCGCGTCAGCTTGCCGCGGACTGGGACGTGCTCGGCGTCGAGAACAGGAGGGCGATGTTGCGGCAGATGATCGCGTGCATCGTCGTGACGCCCGGGCGACCGCGGGGGAGCGTTCAGGTGGTCCCGCTGTGGGCTCTCGACGACCAGGAAGTCCCGTCGAGAGAGGTCGACTGACGATGCCCGAGACGCTCGCAATCGCACTCATCACCGCCGTGATCGGGTCAGCCGGGATCGCCGGCCTTGTCGGAGCAGGACAGCAGATCACTCGCTCGGCGCGCCTGCGCTCAAGGGTTTCGAAGAGCGTGGAGATGGCGAAGCTCTTCGAAGCAGACTCCGTCGCGGCGAACGCGACGATGCTGACCGCGCGTGATGCTGCTCTCGAGCTCTGCGCGCGGCGATGCGTCACCTTCACCCAGACAGGCATGCTCGTGGTCACGACGATGATCCTGCTCGTGATGGGCTTCGCACTTGGCTGTTTCATCAGGTTCGATGCCCTCGCGGATCAGGCCTCAGGGAGGACGGACTGGTTCTCGGAAGGTGCCGAGCCCAACGGCGCGCCCGGGAACCTCGACATCCTCTTCGGGGACAGCACCTTCTGGATGCTCATCCTCCTGCTCGCGGTCGCCGGGGCTGTTGCTGTGCAGCCGTGGGAACGGCTGCGGTGGGAACGTGCGCGCTTCGTAGAGCGTCTGCTGAACGACCCGGAGCTCTTGCGGAGCGCGACTTCCAGCAGGGTCCGCATCGAAGTCTCCGCGTTCGCCTGGCTGTCTCGCTCGGATCGGCTGAAGGCGCGCCGCTTCGACGAGCGGATGCGCAAGGCTGAGCCCGAAGCTCCATCGGGTGACTGCAACCACGAGTCACGTTGA